CGAGATAGTGAACGAATCTATACTCCAGCAACAGATAGTCATTTATTTAACCAAGAAACAATATATATATAGTTTTAGATTTTTTCATTGTCCGAATGAGGGTAAAAGAAAAGTTTGGTATTTGAAAAAACTGAAAGCTATGGGTTTAAAAAATGGAGTACCAGATCTGATATTAGAATTTCCTAAAAGTAAGTTTGTTTACTGTGAAATTAAAATGCCGAAAGGCAGATTAAGTCCAGCACAAAAGCATTGGCAATTAGTGTCAAAGTTTCTGGGAACTCCTTTTTTTGTACTGCAAGGCACTTATGAGGAGTGTCGAGAACAGATAGATGATATTTTCAAGAAGTACAGATATGCAAAGATTAAACGCAAATAATTTAGTGAGAAGATATATAAAAATCATTGAGGAAAACAGATTTTTCTTTAATAATTATATTACTATTTGTTATGAAATAGCGAATAACGAAACAAAAAAAATGGAGTGTAAAAATGTCAAAAATTTGGAAAATGGGAATCAGTCCAGATCAATTCATCGCTGATACAGTTAATCTTTCAGATGACGAGATAGGAAAGTATTTTAGATTACTTTGTTATGCTTGGAAGAATGAAGCATACTTGCCTTTGGATATAAAACGAGTTTGTAATATCGTAAAACAATGTGATGAAAAGTCCATTCAATACCTATTGGAAACTTTTTTTATTAAAGATGAAAAGGGTTATTTCTGCAAGGCACAGAAAATAGAATTTGATTGGGTTGTTGAAAAATCTGGTAAAGCTGTTGAATCTGCTAATAAGCGATGGGATAAGCAATCGCATACCGAACGCAATGCTAATTATAGTAATAGTAATAATTATAATAATAGAAATATAAATAAAGATATAACTAATGCTTTTGAGGGTATTTGGAGTGAATTAAAAGTAAAACGAGGAACAAAAGCCAATGGTCTTAAAGCATATAAAAAGATTTTCCATTTAATAAAACCAAACATACTCATAGAAAAATTTAATCTCAAATGTGATTCGGTAAAAGATCAGCAGTTCATTCCACATTTCAGCACTTGGCTTAACAGCGAGGGTTGGACGGAAGAACTGACTGCTGAAACCAGAGATGAATTTGAAATAAATAATCGTGATCCATTCATAAATTTAAGTTTGTGGAAAAAGGGAATTAAAACATTAAATGATGTGGATAATGATATTCTTAAAGCGTTCAAGGAAAATAAAATCCCAAAAGATGCTATGCTTAAAATGGGTTTTTCGGTATAGTTAAATGTTAATAAATAAAAATCCCTCATTTAGTATAATAACTAAAAATAAACTTCTTAAAATGGAATATATAAGAACTCCAAAAGAAATATGGGAGAGATTATCACAGGAATTTAATTTTACTGTTGATGCGTGTGCATCAGATAAAAACCATTTATTGCCTAGATATTGGACAATAGAAACCGATGCTTTAAAACAAGATTGGGATAATGAAATTGTATATTGCCATCCTATGTTTGATATACATATTCCAAAATTTATAAAAAAAGCTGTTGAGTCTAAATGTTTAACTGTTTTTTTATTACCTGCGTCCACTAATTCAGTTTATTTTCATATTTATTTATGGGACAACAAAAAACATCAACCAAAAGAAAATGTACAAATTAGATTCTTGGAAAAATCTAAAGGATTATATGGTACAAAGTTTTTCAGTGAAGATAATGAAGAACCTAAAACAGGATATTTACGACCACTTATGATTGTTATTATAGATAAAAGAACTATGCACAAAATGGGTTTTTCGGTATAGTTATGTATGATCACTTTAGAGGGAAACTGCCTGAATGAAATTGAACTGCAAGGCGCTTATGTCGTGGAAGAACAGGACAGGACTTTTACAGCGTATATTCAATTCGGTAATTTTCAATCTAAAGAGGAAGCGAATTTGTACCTTTGTAATTTTTTAAATAAGAACAGGGAAAAGATGTTGAACTTGGTTAATTTTGATCAAACACCGACAATGCAGTAAAATGAGGGGTTATAGAGTTTTGCCTATATCCTACAATGAAACAAAACCTTTTATTTTAAATATTCATTACGCAAAAAGAATACCATCGGTCATACAATATTCTTTTGGTTTATTTTATAAAAGTGAATTAGTAGGAATGGTATCTTATGGAACTCCTGCATCGCCAGATTTATGTAAAGGAATATGTGGGGAAGAATATAAACATCTAGTTAAAGAACTAAATCGCCTAGTTTTAATAAATAATATTAAAAATGAGGCATCATTATTAATTGGCAAATCTCTTAAACTTTTAAAAAAACCTTTAATCATTGTATCTTATGCAGATACTAGCCAAAATCATACTGGCTATATTTATCAAGCAACTAATTTTAGTTATACTGGTTTATCGGATAAAAGAACTGAATGGAGGCAAAAAAATTCTGATGACTTTTATTTAATAGCAAGATCAAGAAAACATAGGTATATATATGTATTAGCAAACAAAAAAGATAAAAAAAATCTTTTAAAAAAACTTAAATATCCAATTTTAGAGTATCCCAAATTTCAAAACAAAAATTATAAAACAGATACTAACATTCCTACACAAAGATTGTTAATTTAATTATGAAAATTGAACTGATAGAGATTGACAAGATCATACCCTACATCAACAATCCACGAAAGAATCAGAACATAGACAAAGTCGCAAGTTCCATCAAGGAGTTCGGCTTTCAACAGCCGATAGTGGTGGATAAAAAAATGACGATCATTGTGGGCCACACCAGATACGAGGCATCAAAAAAGCTGGAGTTAAAAAAAGTGCCTGTTACAATAGCTGATCTGACACCACTCCAAGCGAAAGCGTACAGGATAGCTGATAACAGGGTTAATCAAGACAGCGAATGGGATTTTCAGTTATTAAATTTAGAATTTACCGATCTTTTGGATAATCATTTTGAATTGGATAATCTAGGATTTAATAATGAAGAATTAGAAAAATTAATTACTTTTGAAAAAGACATTGATTATGAAATGCCGAATATTCCAGATGAGGATAAAAAACCATTTCAACAAATGACATTCATATTGCATAACAATCAAGTTGAAATAGTTGAAAAAGCGATAAAAATAATTGAAAAAAAAGATATTGACAAAACATTGAATGATAATTTGAATGGTAATTGTTTAGCTGAAATATGTAAGGTTTTTTATGAAAATAACTGCTAAAAGCATAATTATAAAACCAATTCCCTCAAAAATAGCTAATAATTTTGTAAAAATATTTCATTATTCTAAATCAGTTGTTAATAACTCCAAAGTTCATTTTGGGGTTTTTTTAAATAAAAAATTAGAAGGAGTTCTTTCCTATGGAAACCCTATTGATAAAAGAAAAGTTTTAAATTTAATTCTAAATACGAAATGGCAATCTATGTTGGAATTAAACAGAATGGCTTTTACTGATAATCTTCCGAAATATAGTGAAAGCAGAGCTATTAGCATAACTTTAAAATTAATAAGGAAAAATTACCCACATATTGATTGGATTTTAAGTTTTGCAGACGGAACACAATGTGGTGATGGAACAATTTATAGGGCAAGTGGATTTTCATTGGTTGGAATAAAGAAAAACAAGACTATTTGTAAATTACCTAATGGACAAATTAAAGCAAAACACGGAACAAGCAAAGTTAATTTTAAGGATAGCAAAATTCTTGAGGGATACCAATTCAAATATGTTTATTTTTTAAATAAAAAAATAATAAAAAATATTACAGTTCCCATTTTGCCTTTTAGCAAAATTACAGAAATGAATGCTGGAATGTACAAAGGTGTGCGAGTGCTTAAGAAAGGCGCAGAGAACCAATCTGCGATAGGTGGTGCAAGTCCAACCCACTCGCTCCATACATAAAAAATATAATTATTGCTTATCTTTATAAAATTAACTAAAAGAAAACTACCTACACTCTAGGGAAAAGAGGATGAAGAAATGGCAAGACCGAAGAAGTATAACATTGACAAGAAACAAGTTCAAAATCTAGCAAGACTTGGCTGTACCAACATAGAAATAGCGGAATTTTTTGGTTGTTCGGCTGATTTAATTGAAAAGAGTTATTCGGAATTTACGACAAAAGGGAGATCAGAGCAGAAATTACGATTAAGACAGCTTCAATGGAGTTCCGCAGAAAAGGGAAATATCGTAATGCAGATATTTCTAGGAAAGAATATTCTAGGACAAACTGACAAGATAGAAACAACTCATTCAGAAAAACCCTTGCCTTGGTCTTATGATTAGGAATTACAAAAAGGAATACAGGGATTATCATTCCAAGCCAACGCAGAAAAAGAATCGTGCTAGTAGGAACAAGGCAAGATCAATAATGAAGAAAACAAGAGGCGCAAAAGCCATTGCTGGAAAAGACATAGATCATAAGAACAGAAACCCAAGAGATAATTCAAAAAGAAATTTAAGGGTTAGGTCGGTGAGATTAAATCGTGCTAAAAAATGAAAAAATCATCAGCACTAGCTTATGTTGGTCATAATGCAAATAAAGATAGGCATAAAGACGATTTTTATGCGACACCAACCTTGGCAACTGAAAAACTTTTACAAAAGGAATGTTTTTCTGGTTTAATGTGGGAATGTGCCTGTGGATATGGCGCAATATCTAAAGTATTAATTAAAAATGGATATGATGTTTATTCATCAGATTTAATTAATAGAGGATATGGAGAACAATTAGATTTTTTACAATCAAACAAAGAAGTAGATAATATCATTACCAATCCTCCATTTAATCTTTCAACAGAATTTACTTTACACGCATTAAAATTATCTAATAAAAAAGTAATAATGTTAAA